GCCCCGAGCGCTGCATGAAGACCGTTTGATTCCCTGCCCGCACCGGCCTCACCTTTGAACATCCGTAGGTGCTCTGCGCATCGACTTGCACATTGGTAGGCGTCAACGCCTTTTCTACGCCGCCCTTGATAATGAATTCGCCGCCATAGGTCAGCGCTATCAGCACTTTGCTGGTTGACAGATGCAGAATCGGGTTGATCTGATCCGAGGCAATGGTATAGCTAAAGGCATCATCATCGAAAATGCCAAGCGTGAAATCCAGATACGCCCCGCTGGTGCTGCCCCATACTGTTTGAGGAAAAGCAGTCGTGTTGGCAAGAATGAGTCGCTGTTGATAGAAGGCGCAAGCCGTTGGATAGCCATTGGCTGCCGACCACACTGCGAATTCCAGACTCCATGAGTTCGCCGGCGCCCCGACTACGCTGGTAAGGACTTCTTTGATGACGGCAGAAACTATCAACGAACTTGTAAAGACCGTGATTTTGCACAACCCGCCATTGATGCGCACATAGCCGCCCACATCCGTAGAGCGCCAGGTATTGAGCACCGTCGCGGTCAGGGTGATAGTTGTCTCAACCGGATCTTTTGCAGATGGGGTAATGGTTTCCTGTGGCGAACCGCCAAGCGTCCATACCGACACAGGAATGGCAGTGCCACCAAATGCCGCTTGAATCGTTCCAGTGACCAGCAAGTTGCTGGTGAAAGCAGTTATCAGGAACACGCCGCCAAGGTAATAGATGCTGCGTCCCACATCCGAATTCTGGAAGGTTGGCGCCGACGCGGTTGCTGTGCGCCCCACGCCTACCGTTGCGAGCGAGAGCGTCAGAGACGTGGCAAAGGATGCGCCAATTTCATCGAATGGCAGCGGGTCGAAGGGTGCCACATTCAAAATCCAGTTCAGATCCGAATAGCGCTTCAACTGGTAAGGCGTAAAACTCGGATGAACCAGAAACATTGTGTCGGCGCTCTGCACGTAACGCACGTCGAATAGCTGCGCCGCGCTAAACGGGGACACTATCTCGTAGGGCGTGCCCGGAGGGTTCTCAATCCTTGAGCCATCCTTGTAAACGCGCACATACAAATCTCCCAACTCGAGTACATAAGCCTCAGTTGTGGAGAAAATGAAGGGAATAATGCGCGCCGCAGTGGCGCTGGTTTTTGTTTCCGCGACAAAGGCAGTGCCATCGCGTCGACGCACGCCGCCATGAATGAGCGGCAAGGCGTTTTCAATGATCTTGGCGGAATTCTGGTACAGCGGAAGATCAATGCGGCCAATGATCCTTGGGCTTATTTCACCGCCAGTGAAATTCGTTTCTACCGTGGTCAGGCGCGGCACGGTCTACTCTATGACAACCTGGCCACTGGAGAAACGCGAATTGAGTAAGCGGAAATCTCCCAAGGTGAGCGGCGGAACATCGGAACCATCCACGGCCCGACAGCGCTTTAGAAACGCTATCAGTTCCCCTGTGGCAGTGGTGGAGACAGCCTGCGACATGGTGATGGGGTAAGCCATTGCCGCCTTCATGGCCAGTTGCATTGCCTCAACAAGCATGGCATCCCAGGTACTCTCCACATCGTTGAGGAAGATATATCGAATGTAGAGCGGGTTTTCGTCGGCTAGGAATTTCCGCCCCTCATGGCGGTAGTCGGTTTCCATTCCGGCTTCGCCCACTTGGAGCGTGCGTAGCCAGTCACTCGGTATTGAAAACTGGAAATTGTAGTCAATGATCGGTACTGCCAGATCAGGGGCCAGCGAGACGCGCTTTATGGCGCAGTTCCACGGGTGCATACGCAACACGGCGTTGCGCACATCAGGATAGAGATTTGAGGCAAGGAGCGTCCGATCGTCAGGCTGGGTGAAATCGTTTATCGACTTCGCACCGAGCAGCAGGAGAGCATTGGAACAAATTGAGACAGCAGTAGCCATGTTGTTCGTCTCCTACAATAAAAAGGCGAGGGCATTGCTGCCCCCGCCTTACTCTTTCCACAGGCGCGGGGATCGCCTATCAGCAGGCCATCAATTCCCGTCCACGTAGCGAACTTTCAGGCTGATCGTTCCGGCGCCAGTCGCCGCAGCAGTGAGCATGACAGTGAGATCCATGTACTTGTTAGGGTCTGCTGTCAACCCCAGAATTTCCCAGATTGCCTTTTCGACATTGGCAATCTCGCCCATGTTCGTTGCCGCGGCGGCAACTTCATGGGTCACATCGGTTCCCACCTGATCGGCAGCAGTCAGGGCCACCGCCGAAGCGAAGAACGTGCGGTTCACAATGGCCGAGCCATTCGCCAGAGTGTCGTGCAAACCCACATCGCCAACGGCCGTTGTGATGGCGTCGGACAATTTTAGAATCTGCACGATCCTCCAGCTTGAGTGAACCCGGCACATCCGGTACACGGAGTCAATCGAGTCGCCGTTCGCGGCTTCGACTGTTCCGCTGGTTTCCTTCATGCGCCCGGCGACCGTTCGGGTGCGGGAGAGCGTTTGGGAAGTGAGCGCATCGGCGTTTGTCACCGAGGCCGCCTTGACGTTTACAATAGCCATGTCTGTATCCTCTTGTGCGGTGTCGGTTTAGACGCAATCGACCTGAACGACCTTTTCTTCCTCAACCCGCACGCAGCCAAGACTCATCTTGGCATAGACGCGCACGTTGAAGCCCTTGCCCGGATCTTCGCCAACCCGAGTCATCACGTTTTCGCCCATGCCGAGCACAACGCCCGACTTGCACCAGGCGAAACAGGAACGGATGGTCGCGGCGATCGGCAGTCGTTCGCTGGGTATCCAGTTGAACCCCATCCACTTCGTGTTGATGTTGCCCTCTTGGAGCAATCGCAACGAAATGAAGTCAGCGTTGGTGAGCGTCGTGTCCGAAAGAATGTCGTTGAGCTGCTTGCTGCCATAGGCGAAGTACAGTTCCTCGCCGGTGAACTCGTCTGCTTCGTTCTGGCGGAAAAGCTGCTTGGCAGAAATCACCTTTGCCTTGGTCAGTCCCGCGCCGCCGTTGGCGATCTTCTGGCCGGCTGTCAGCGCGACGTTACCGGACGTGGCGCGGGCATTGCCCAGCACCGCGGCGATAATCACGTCATCCTTGGCGCGGTTCAATCCCTGCACCATCGCCTGCACGTACTCGCTCTTGGGATCAATGAGCATACGCACCTTGTCCTGATCGTCGATCATGTCGCCATCGTCCCAGTCGAAAAGATCAATGAACCGGGTCGAATGGGGCTGATCGTTCAGCGGCGTATCGGCGTGGCGTACCAGGCGCTTCTGTGCAACCCGCTGGCCCAAACGATTGATGGACTTTGAAATTCCCGTGATGCTGGGCTCAACCCGCACGGTGCTCTCAAAGCGCGACTGCTTCTGCTGGGCAACATGCAGAAAATTGTCTGCAAACTGTTGAGCAAAGGCTTCGGTAACAAATTGTGACATCGCAATGTCTCCTGATTAGGTGAAACTCATGTTTGCCTTATCAGGGTATTCGGCTCGTCGCCGGCCTGGATAACGCCTTGGGTGCATCGGCTAAAATGCAACCATCTTTGCGGGCAGTTCCGGGTGATCCACTCGCCACAGTGGGCCGGTCAAAATATCTTACGCACTGAGTTGCGCCGAATTCTCGGCTTTCACGCATGGAACATGCCCTGCGGTTTGTTGCCGTGTCGCTTGGTGTACAGGGCGTCGATCTTGCCCAGTACAGCGCTATAGGTTTTCCGGTCGCGTTCTGGCACAAGCGCCAGTTCCTTGCGCAACTCGGCCACTTGAGCATCAAAGTCTTTGGAGTCGATGTTGGCCCCACCGGCGGCAGCAAACACAGTGTCCTCCTGCGTCTGTTTTCCGAGTGCCGCCATGAGGCGAATGAACACGGAATTATTGGCCAGCCCGGCGGAGACAATATCATCGAACGTCAACTCATCGCGGGCGCCCAGCGCCACGGCGGCATCCTTGGCAGTGCTGACGTTTTTATCGAATTCAATTTCTGTTTTCCAGCGCTCGCGCAGATTCGTGACCGCCTCCTCAGTGTTTATCTCCTGACTCGCGCCCGCCAGCTTCGGAGCAATCTCAAGATAGCTGTTGATGACCATGCTCACCTGTTTGTTGGTCATCCCCTGGCTGTGACAGCTTTTCAGGAAGCTCGCCATTTCAGGGTCTTTGCGCAGTTGCGCGACATCGACACCCTTGGGCGTGTCGGTGAATTCGTATTTGTCGGAAGTCTCCGGGGGTAAACCCACTTCGACCATGCGCTTTGAAAGTTCGGTGTACCCCTTGGCTACAGCCCTGACGCTCGCTGCCTCGTCAATCACGCCATCCTTGCCCTTAACCTGATACTTTTCCGGCATC